ATTTGCTGTTCCGTAAAGCGCTTCTTCATGTTCGTCTTCTTCTCCGAAAACGAACTTTACTAGACTCCGGCTGGCCCTGTTTGTAGGGGGCAGGTCAAGACAGCGCCGGGAATCTGGGGGCAGTGATCCACCTCACAACTCAGATGGTGTGACAAGCAAATGCCTTGTCCAGCGATTCTCCCGCCCCGGGCTCTGGCAAAAAAGCCCGCGATCAGCGAACTTTGGTGCACCTAACCAAGCTATTTTGGGGCTAGGTCTTTGAGCAGGTTGAGCATCGCCATGTTCGAGAACGGCCTCCCTTTCCGTTCACCAGGGAACAAGTAGCCGTATCTCGCAGTTGCCAAGGCTTCACGCGCGAGTTCGCAGGCCCGCTCACATAGCGGGATTCGCTGTGGCTCGCTCATCTTCATCCGCTCACCCGGAATCGTCCAGATTTTGCGCTGCAGATCAAATTCACTGGGCACCGCAAACTGAACCTCGTTCGTACGGACAATTGTGAGGATCAGTAACTCGAGCATCCGCGCCGAACGTGCGCTGCTCGCGCGCAGGTCGCGCATGAATTCGGGAATGTCGGTCCAGGCGAGCGCCGCATGGTGCTTAACCTTGCGCCGATTTCCCTTCGGCAGGATCTGATCAAGGTGTCCGCGCCAGCGAGCCGGGTTTTCTCCCTCGCGATAGCCGAGCGCCTTCTCCGAATCGAGTATCGATTCAACGCGCCCGCGAACACGCGCCGCCGTTTCGCGCTTTGTCGACCAGATCGGCTGCAAGATCTTGACCATCATCGGGGTATCGATATCGCGCACCTGGACGTCGCCGATAGTCGGAAAAACATACGTTGTCAGAGTGTTGAGCCATTGCTGCGCGTGCTTCGCATTCTTCCAGTTCGGCTTCTGCCGCTCGATATAGTCAACTGCGGCGTCGCTGAAGACGCGAGCATTCTGCCGCTCCTGCTTCAGGCGCTCGGCCAACTCGCGCTGCTCTGCGTCCCGAGCTTCGATCGGGTCGATCTTATCTTTCAAGAGCTCGCGACAGCGTGCGGCTTTGGCGCGCGCAGCCGCGAGAGAAACGGACGATAGCGCGCCAAGCCCCATTTCGCGGGAACGACCGCGTAACGTATATCTGAAAATCCAAGAACGCGACCCGCTCGTCGTGATCTGCAGCTGCAGCCCGCCACCGTCACTGTAATAGCCTGGCTCCAACGCCTTGCTGACGCGCAGTGCCGTGAGTCGATGAAGCTGCCGGGAACCTGCCATTTCCTACCCCCTTCCTTACCCCCATTCGATGGGTAGATTGTGTCGGGACGGGGCGGAACGGACAAGAGGATTGACACACCCAAAACGCCGCCAGATAAGGCGCCTCGGGGGATCTACGAGAATCGAGCGGAACCGCTCGGAAGGTGTTCTGGCGGAGAGAGGGGGATTCGAACCCCCGAGGATCGTCTGAAAATTAAGGGTTCGCGGGCAGTGCAATCCTAATTCCTGTCATTGCTCGTCATCCCGATCTCAGTCTTCGCCGCTCGATACCCTCTTCCGCCCCAGTTCAAAGAACAGTAGCCCGCAGCAACGAACGAACCTTCGATGGGTTTCGAACCCAAAACGAGGGTTTTGCAAGGGGCTGGCGAGGCGTAAAGCTCTGTTTTTTTATGGAAATGGAGATCCGGACATGCCCCTCCACTACCCTCATTCGTCCCCAAATTTCTCCCCAAATCTTGCCGGCGTTACGACGCCATTGCTAAAAACGCCGCTCTCCGACTTGGGGCGCCTTTTCAGGGACGGCCGGCGTCGCCCCGTTCGAGTCACTCAATCATCACGGGCGCCGGTCCGCTGACTAACCAATATGACACGTTAGCACGCAGCACTGCATGCTCTTAGTACGCTGCCCGATAGTGGGATCTCTCGGTAGGAAAATAGGTTGTCGACTGATCAAGTTCATCATCGATGGCGCCCAGTACGTCCGTGAAGACCGACTTGCTCGAATGGGGTGGAGATGTGCGAATATATTCGGAGTGAGTCGGCTTGGGGCGTGCTTACCGCTACGAAAAACGGACGCAACGAACGTTGTCAATGCAGGAGCGGGAGAAAATATAAGTATTGCCACGGACGGACTGCGCTCGAACCGGCACACCAAGCTTTGCCTCCTGAGCTAGAAAAGGCTATTGCCGAGGCAAGCGCGAAAGCTATGGGCAAGGAGGCTCAACGCGTCGCTCAACAAGGGCTGGGCCGACCCATCATTAGTGCGGAAATTGGCGGACGCAGATGCAACAGGTAGACCCAGGTTTCGGCTCGGAAGACGCCTCCAAGGTGCCCTGCGGAAACAGGCCGCTCATCCCCGAATCGTGTTTTTTGATGTTGGGGTTCCGGATGACCAAAGGGACGACACGCTACCGGGCTTCATGCTGCAAGCACTCCACGATTTGCGCGGGTTTGAAGGGCACGCCGAGCACACTGTTTCGCGATTTTCAACGATTTTGATTTGGAGCGTGAATTCGTACTACGGTGTGATTGAGTGTCAGTTCTGGATGACGGATCGCGGCGGTACAGTTCGCCTAAGCGTGATTAGCCGCCACATCCGAAAGCCCGATCAAGTGATTCAGCCGTGGCAGTTCGATCATAGTGAGACCAAGACGAGGTGTCTGAACGCGGCTGCGCACTGGGCGCATCATACGCGTGCGGTATTTCTGAACGAAGGCAGCTCTGAATCCCATCCCTATGGGAGTCGACATCGGCAAAACGTATTCCAGATTCATTGGATTGCGCTCCGCAGCGGTCCTTGACGCAACTCCGGAGCGTCCGTTCGGGGCCCAGTTCACAATGCCTTCTTCATATCAACGATAACCGATAAAATTTCAAAAACCAAATCAAGAATAAAATCAAAGGCACTTCCTTCTATCAGAAACCATCACTCGCACCAGAATGAATGTTAAATATTGACTCACCCCTTGACACCAAACAATCAACACATCACCATCCGATTGCCACACGGCGGTTTTCACTTAAACCATCATCAATCGATACGGAGATGGCGATGTCGAATCGGATCGCAGTGACTGAGCAGCAAAAAGAACTGGCACTATTTTTTTCCAAAAAAATTTTAGACGTATATTCCAAAATAGATCCTAATTTCTCGCGAAATGACGATTCAAAGGACGTGATCGCGGATGCACTCCTGCACGAATATTTTGGAACCGAGTGGAAACCTTCTGTTGCTGCCACGGTATCGGGCGTTGTATCTAATGCGACTGGAGCAAACGGGACGATCGCATTGGTGGAATCTAACGACTCCACATCCATATTAAAAAAAGATTTTACCGTGCCCCCGGCTATAAATGTACACATCGAAGTAACAAATCCGAGTGATGGCGAATACGTGCTCGATATATCCGCCAACATCTTTGGTTACGGCGTAGGCGGCCTTGCTCTTCACTTTAAAAAAGGCGAGTTATCAACAAATAATAAATACCTATCACCCTTGATTGACATCTGGTACCGCGCATCTATCAATTTCAAAAATGGCGCTCATATTGAATTTGAAGCCGACGTGAAGCCTATTGCGATCGACAAATTTCACATTGGACCTCTTAATTTGGATATTTAGGCTTCTAGCATCAAATCCAATGAGTCAAGTTTCGGGTGTTGCTGGCTGAAATTTTACGCATATTTTGTGTCGAGCGCTCCGGATTTCGGGGAATTTTCGGAGCGCTTTTCAGTTGCAGGACGGGCAGCAAGTGATTGTGAGCGCACCTCTCTCGGCTGCAGAGTTGTAAGCCTACAGACGGCATCCTGCAACGTTCTTTGAACGTATTGAGCCCTCCGCAGAGCAAACGATCGAGACACCGTTCAAGACGTTTATGTGGCTGCTTGAAGCGCACAAAAATGCAACGCTCGCGCAGTTGCTCGCGAAGATGGCCGAGGCGATTAATTTCGATGTTCTTGAGTGGCTTGCTGATCGAGATCTTCTAGAGGGATATGCGGAGCGGATGGCGTGGACTATTTGGGCACAGACCTCGAAAAACAAATCGGAGACATCATAGCGACCAAAAACACTAATGCATGAAGCTGAAAATCTCTCCATGAATGCAAGGGTGCGAAGGCGAACAGACATCGAAGACTTCGGTCGTTTAATCAACGTCAAATGGCTTCGAATGACCGAAACGCATCTAGGTTCTGCCATAGTCACTATCCAGCGAACGTCGCTTCCTGGCCCCAATGAGACAGCGCCGGGAATCTGGGGGCCCGGCGACTCCCCAACAATTCAGATGTGTACGACAACGAATCGCCTCGTCCAGCGAGCCTCCCGCTCCGGGCTGTACAAAAGAGCCCGCAGTCAGCGAGCTTTCGTGTAACTAACAAAGCTATTTTGGGGCCGCAACGAGTTCGTCGGCCGAGTAAAGCTGCAACATAGCGCGCGCGGCGTCGACATTTCCGGTCGAGAGCCATTCTTCCCAATCGTCAGGTCGGAGTATGACGACCGATCGCTTTTCGTCGCCGGGCTTATGCATGCGCGACATGATGGGATCGCCCTCGGCGTTGACGGTGATCATCGCCATCGTGTGCGTCTCTCTTCCATCCTCACTCTTCAGCGTGCGCCAGATCCCTGCGACGCAATACGGCCGCCAATCAGCCAGCCCGATTCGATGCCAGACGTTTCGGCCGGTCTCGTAGCACGGTTCGTAGATCCATTGCGTCGGAATCAGGCAGCGGCGACCTGCGCGCCATGCCGGCCCGTATAGCGGCGACTTCCCAAGATTGTCGTCACGCACGTTCATCGTGCTACGCATGATCGGCGGCACTTTGCCCTCAGCCTTCGCCTTATCGATGTTCGCCTTCTGCATCGCACGCGGCCAGTAACCAAACCCCGCGAGGAACGCCTCGACGCGCCCGTCGATCATCGCCACCGTAGGCGCGAGATAGTCCGGGTAAATCTCCAACTCCCAAGGCGTTCTCTTCCATAGGTCGATCAGACCAAGCCGGAGCTCGCTGATACCCGGATCTTCGTCAGGGGCGCGATAGTTGGTGCACACGACAGCACCTCTTTTCAGGGGATGGATCACTTCATCATAGTCCAAGATATACTGTATAAAATTACAGGTTTTCTCGTATTACGAAATGATCCTGCCACCGTTCAACCCTCCCAAACTACCCGAGATGACCGAGTGGTGGACGCGCTGCACGTATGCAGACGTCCAACGGCTGATTCTCGAAGTTCAACACCAACGCCTCACGTTGTGGGAGCTCCGCAGTTGCATCGCAGATGCGTCGCGGCGGGCGCGCGCAATTGACCCGTCGTTGCTCGAGTATGGCGCGCCGCTACGGAGGCTCGGCTACATTGTCGAGAAGGAAATCGATCGTGCCGCGCCGTTCGCCCGTATGCGAGAACCGGTCGCGCCCTTTTCGGACGAGTGGCGTGCCCGCGAAGAGCTCAAGTCTAAGCGCTGGGAGTCGCCAGACGACGCACCGCCCGGCGCATCGCCGAAATCAATCCCGCAATTTCAGCGGGTAACGTGGGCTGAACTGCGCGAAAAATGGCGTCTCGAGGAAGGCAAGAAGGTCGGCCGGCATACGCTCGAGCAACGCATGGCTCTCGAGATCGCATATTTGCGAAACAACATTGTTGGAAAATCGCGAAAGCTCGTCGACGCAGCTCGAGCTGAGGCAGAGAAACGTGGGATGGAGCTATTCGCGCTCGACCAGTTAAGGCGCATCCTTGAAGTCGAGCGCGGCGAAGAGGCGTTCTATCGCATCACGTAGCAGGGACAAAAGATGAACGACCAGAACTTTCCCGATGAGATGCGAAGACCTGCTCGACTGTGGCGAACGCCACTCTCGCCGGCCACCTACTGCCCGCCCAAAACGGGAGCGGCGCGGCGAACTGCCGATGCATCAGACTGGATCGCCACTACTGCTCGGAATCGAGCCTTTGGGCAAACGCGGCGTTTTGAGAATCGCAGCCTTCGCACTGAGCAATTCGTCGTCGCCCACCTCGAAGCGGCGCAGCCACGCTGCCGTTGATTCTCGCGTGTTGTAGACTGGCGCGCCGGCGTTGACCGTGCCGCGCTGAAGAATGTCCATGCTTTCCGCTCGCACGCGCCGCAGCGCCTTATCGAGGACGACGTAGGCCGGTGGCAAGAACGGGGGTTGCTCCTCGCGCTCGGAGAGACCCGACTCAGGCAATACGCCCGCACGGACGATAACGCCGGCACCGTAATCACCAATGGCAAACCAATTCGGAGGGAGTTCCGACGTCAGCGCGCGAACACCGCCGACGGTGTCCAACATGGGCTTGCCGATGGCTGTCAGCCAATTGACGGATTTAATTTTGCCCTTCAGATCGCGGGCTGAAGTCGATCCGGGGTCGCCGACATCGAGCCCCGGCATAATTTGCGCGATCCAGTATTCCGTCGACTCATTCTCGTGAGGAGCGGTCGGGGAAAGGTTGACGGCGAAGCCCGCCTGACCTTGAACGGCATCTAAGCGGCGCGCAGCATCAAAGAACAGTTTTGCGAAGGCATCGGGGTTCTCTTGGACAGCCACAACCGGCCATGAGAACGCAAGGGAGTTGAGACCGCGATTGCCCATCTTCTCTTGCCACTGGCGCTGACCCACGACCTCGAATCTCCAAAAACTTGCGTCCGAGGCTTGCTCCCCGCCAACGTAGCAGAAGTCGAAACGGTCCTCAGGACCGAGCCTACTGGCTGCTGCACGCAGAGGCTTGGCTCGCGCGAACGGCTGCGCCGCCTTCCCGTTACTCCATAGGAACGTCAATTTGCATTCGGGTACAGCACAGTAGTCGTCGAAACAGTCGGCAACCGCCGCGCGGACGGCGGGATCGAATGCACGCTCAAAATAGAGCGACGCGCGCACGACGACGGCCGCTCCGATTCCACCGGTTGCGTAGCGAGGTTCCAAAAGACCATTGGGCACCAGCGCTTTGCCCTGATTGGCCTTTGCCCATTCGAGAAAATTCTGATCCATATTCGCGTCGATGCTAGGAAGGCTCAATTATGGAACGACTATGGGGGGCGGTGGCAACGGCAAACCACCCATGCCAGGCGGGGAAGCAGGACTGCGGTTAAGTAGTTGACGCAGGGAACGCCCGAGTTCGGAGAGCGCCTCAGAAACCGCTCGGAGCGGACTTTCATTGGCGTCATCGTCGGAGCAGTCACAGTCGCCGGGGCCCATAGTCGCAACCTTTTCGGGCGAACCGGCAATGCGTGCGTAGTCGTCCTCTTGCTCGCGATCCCTTTCTTGAGGCGGGAATTTAATCTCCACCACGCTCTTGATGTTGTCCTGAGTTGGCGGCAGAGATCCGTCCTTGACAATCACCACGTCGGGGCGCCGAACAGCACCGGCGCGAGCGGGATACGCATCTTTCCCGCCAGGCCAGTATTTTTGAATCCAGCCTGGCAAGTAAGGGTGCGGCTCCAAGGGAGACGCGGAGCGCATGATTGGCGACGGAGGGATCTGCGTCATGTCGTAGTTGACTTCCGACTTGTACGGGCTCTTCCACCCCATCGACCGATCCACGTCGCGCAGGTTGCGCGAAACGCACTGCTGCTTGAGGCTTTGGCCCGATGCACCAGTGTCTGGTTCTCGGCTGCATACACAAACGGCCTTGCAAATGACCTTTTTATCGACCGGGTCGGGAGTAGCGGGCCGAAGACGCACGGGCGTCGTTTCGCCCTTCGGCGACATGCCACCTTGACCGGAGTTGGCTCCGTAGGCACGACCACTCATAAAACTCCGCCTTCGCCCGGCCCCTGAGTCGACTCGGCTGAAAATTGCAACGATCCAGCCGTGTTTGCCTCGTGCCACTGCGTGTAGCCGTCGGCGTCGGTCTGGCCGGATATTGTCCGGCCGTCCGCTGTTTGCAGAACGTAGGGATGGTTCGCGATCGGTTTTCCAGTCGTCTCGTCAAATACCTGGAAGCGCCCACGGTATAGATTGTCCGGCCCTCGTGACATCGACTGCGGGACGACGCTCTTTCCACCGCCGATCGAATTGCCGCCAGCGGCCCCTGATGTAGGGGCAACCGTGGCGAAGCCTTGCGACGCGATAAGCGTTGCCCCACACGCGGTCTTGTCTCCGTCTGTAGCAATCGGCCTGTCACCAAACGTCATGTTCAACTCGCGCTTTACGCTGACGATCGGGTAAATCCCACCACACCGCGGACACGTCACCATGTCGCCAAGCAATGCGATTGCCCTTCCATGAACCGTGTTAGCGACGTTACAGCCGACCACACGCCCCCCATGCGTGGTCGTGTCCCCCTCGCAAATAAACGCAAACCCCATGTCGAACTCTCCACAAGGAAATTTTCGATGGAATGTAGCACGGGGGAAATTGCCGAAACCACCCTGTCAGACATGACAGGAATCAAAATCCGTAATTCCGCGAACACCGGAGTTGGATAAAAGCAATGCACCCGATTTTGGAGGCAAAGCCCCGGCCGGGCGACCGGGGCAACAAGCATTATTTCTTAACAGGCTCGATACCCCAGCATTGCGCGGACCGCCCTTCTTCCGGGATGGCCTCGCGGTTGTACTTGCACTTGTTGATCGTATCGAGCGCTACCTTGTAGCGCTCAACCAGCGGATCGACGATGCTCGCGATCTGAGCGTCTTGCGCGACCTTATCCGGCGTACTGCAATCGGCGCCCATGTGCGCGACATCCGGCTGAGACGTACCGCCAACTGTATCAACTGGAAAGACGTTGTTATTCGCAGCCACTTCAATGGCTCGATAAAGCGCTTTAGACGCGGTCGGATACGTCGTCAAAACAGCACGTCCGGCTGCGTCGACCGAACTGACTACCTTATCGGGAGCGCACGACATGATCGGGAGGGCGGCGAATACCACCCGCCCTTTCATATACTCTCGTTCCACGTAGATCAGCAGTTCGTTTTTGAAGCGATCCACCATCTCCGACTTCTCGTTCGAATCGATATAGCCCGTCATGTCGTCGAACTGGAAATTGACGAGCACCCATTCGCTGATGTTCGTTTTCGAGTTATAAACTTCGTCGATTGCCGGGCCGATTCCGTTGTTCTCGGACATGACGAGTTGGTGCAACGTCGTTCCATTGACAATGCCGGGATACACCCCGACATCCGCGCCGCGGGCCTTGAAGGCATCTTGAAGTGCGGCAATGGTGGCCGCGCCATCCGCCGAGCTGCTCTGGCTCGATAGGTTGCTCGAAACGTTGGCACCCGCGGCCATCGCCCGCGCTCGTTGCTCCGACACCAGCGGCGCGCCCGAATAGGTGAGCTTAATCGCCGGGCCAGACGATCCCCCACCACCATCATCCCCACCGCCACATGCGGAAACGTAGAGGCAAAGCGGAAGCGCCATGTAGGCGAAGGTTCTTTTCATATTCGATCTCAGGTCCATAGATGTTGTTCACTTCATGAGCCGCCGAGTTTACATTCGATTTTCATTTCTGACATCCAGGCGACTGCGGCTGGATCGCGCAGACGTAACCCTGGAGGGCCGTCAGTTTGTCGATCTCGCGCTGATCGTCGCCGACGACGCCGAAAACGCGTTCCGCAACCGCTGCGTCGACGTCTGCATAGGCGGCGGCACCATCGCCCACGCCGGCGGCGCTGGAAGCGCCGGGCATGCCGTCGCGACCGGCTGCCGTGCAGCGTCGGACGGCGACGCGCAACCGCTCAGTGCCAGCGGCAAGAGCAGCCCGCAGGCTGTGATTCTCAGCTTCATGCTCGTTCCTCTCCTTCGTGGTTCGTTGGTCGACGGCGGCCACCGCCGACGCGGCTGCGTCATTTGCGGCGATCGCGCGTCGCTCGGCGTCGAGCGCGGCACGCGAGATCGCGCCCAACGCTTCGGCGTGCCGTTGCGCATCGAGCGCACGCGCGGCCTGCTCGTCGGCGAGCCGACGCGCGCCGATCAGGTACTCGGCGCCCGCGCCTGCCGCCGTGCCAAGCAAGGCGGCCAACAGATACGGAGCTGCTTTCGGCATCAGAGCCCCCGCTCGCAGATCGCGCGCTCTTCCGCACGCCGCTTCACCAGACCCGG